CGACCCGTGTCGTCCTGCTTACTTCCGACGGGAAGGCATTGGCCTCCGTCTCCGTGGGCATCCAGGGAGCCGTCCGCAACATCCTCGCCTTCCTGGGCGAGCCGTCCTCCTGGGATGGCGCCGTGAAGCTCATCCCCGTGGAGAAGAAAGGGCGCCGGGGCTTCCGGTACATGAGCCTCATGCTCGCCAAGGATAAGTGAGATAGGTTAGACACTGGCCGCCCTCCCCCGCCCGGTAGGGCGGGGGAGGGCTTTCATATGGACCTACAGGGCAAGCGAGCCGCGGCGCTTAAGTTGGAGCGCCAGGCATCGAAGAAGATTCAACAAATTGCAGCGGGCCGATACGACCCCCTTGGATCACGGAGTCTATTGCACGAGATCAACAATGGTCGGTACGGCGTTGATATCTCAGGCACGAAGTACGATCCGCGTAAATCTGAGCGCCTCGTGAAGCGGTACACGGGCAAGCAGTTGGACGCTCATATTGAGCGCCTCAAGGGCTTCATGACTCCAACGGTGGGCTTCTACCGCGATCACGAAGGGCATGTGGTGACCTCACAAGCAATGCGCTCCCTATATACGGCGGTGAAGAGTGCTAATGCTAAGAAGGAAGAGTATGTCGAGAAATATAGGGAGGTCAATCCCCCATGGCTTGGGCCCGACATGACTGTTGGGCAGTATGACAGGACGTTCCGTCAGCGTCTTAAGTTCGACGGATCGTCGATGACGGAGAATTTGCGTAGAGGGGGCTTCCCGAAGCCGACACAGTTCATGAGACCCGAAGCCATTGCGAACCGTGAGAGAAAACTTCGCGAGATGATGAACCCCGCTGATTTCAAAGAGAAAGTGGCGGGCATCAGACAGAATATTGTCGATATGGCTCTCTATACGGGGAGCGACTTGCCGGATAAGTTCATGAGTCTCGACGACGAGACCCTGTATTTCATGTGGACGCACGATTCCAATCTTTCGGATGCGCTCAGCATGGTTTACTTGGGGACGCTTCCGGAGAACGAAGAGGACGGCGATTCTTATATGTTCGCCGAATTGGGTGAGAATAGGCTGCAGTCGTTATGGGACGACGTGGAAGGTTGGAGTCTTGAGCAAGCGTACCGAGACACGCCTGAACAGCGCCGATCTCGAAAGCGCGGACGACGTCGATCCGGCAAGCGGTCTCGTCGTCGGAACTAGAGTATGGGCGTGGGGAGTGCAGAATATTCACAATCTTGACCAGTATGATTGTGGTACGGATATCGACTCGTTTATTGAATTCATTCTCCGCTCCCCCAGTATCACTTACTTCCACAATCTTGCGTTTGACGGTGTATTCATTCTCGACTACTTACTCAAGGCCGGTTATGAGGTGACCGAGGATAGGTCGATCAAGTATCGTGTCGAGACAACGATCGACGGCTTCGGCAAGTTCTATCGCATCATCGTACATGCAGGGAAAACGCGCGTTGAGTTTCGGGACTCATTGAAAAAATTGCCCATGAGCGTGAAAGCCATCGCGAAGACATTCGACTTGCCCATCCAGAAGGGGGAGATCGATTACAAGAAGTCACGGCCCGTCGGGTACTCCCCCACCCCTGAGGAGTGGGAGTATCTGCACGCGGATGTGGAGATCATGTCGCGGGCGCTCGTGATAGCCGCAAACATGGGGATGGCGGGCCTTACGGTAGCGGCCGATACTCTGAAAAACTTCAAAGACTCAAAGAACGGTGAGAAAGGTTTTCGCGATCTATTCCCTATTCTCCCCGATGAGTGGGATGATGAGATTCGCAGAGCATACCGTGGCGGGTATACTTATGTGAATCCGCTGTTTGCGAAGCGCCTGGTGGGGCCGGGTCATGTGTATGATGTGAATTCTCTGTATCCGTCGATGATGCGCATGCGCCCTCTCCCCTATGGTATGCCGCTTCGCTGTGACCGCATTCCCGATGAGGGTTTGTTCATCGTGTATGCAAATGTTACTTTTAAACTCAAGCCGAAGATGTTGCCATGCATCCAGTTGAAGAATAATATGCGGTTTGTTGGCACCGAGTACCTGTACGAGGCGGAGAACGTCGATCTGGGGATGACGTCAGTTGATCTGAAACTGTACCGTGATCATTATGATTTTCACATTAATGATATTTATTACGTATACAAGTTCGAGTCAACTACAGGCATTTTTGATCGGTACACAGATAAGTGGAAAAAAGTAAAAGAAGAAAGTACCGGTGGAGTTCGCGCCATCGCTAAACTTTACCTGAATTCTCTCTACGGCAAGTTTGGAACGCGTCGCGTCGTCACCGGCAAGCGTCCAGTCCTAAGAGATGGCCGCGTTGTGCTTACGAAGGCGGAGTATGAAGAGCGAGACCCTATTTACACGGCAATGGCGTGCTTTATCACGGCGTGGGCTCGCGATTTCACGATACGCGCCTGTCAGAAGAATTATTCATCGTTTTGCTACGCAGATACCGACTCCATGCATTTACTAGATGAAGCGGTAGGCATCACAGAGCATCCGAGTGATTTTGGCGCATGGAAGCGTGAGGCTGATTTCGAGGTGGGCGTGTATAATCGCGCGAAACAATACGGTGAGCGAATCAACGGTTCCGATGAGATTCATGTGGCGGGCCTACCGAAGAATATTGCGATGAACGTCACAGTGGAGGATTTACTCTCAAAACAGATATGGCATGGTAAACTGGTGCCACACAAGGTTCCTGGAGGAGTGATCCTTAGGGAAACGCATTTCACATATAAGGTTGATTAACATGTCCAAGAAGAATGTAACCGCCACGATTTCCACCGATCTGCACGCCTTCCTCGACGAGAGGCACTGGGACGAGCGCAAGAGTCTGTCCGCACTCCTCGCCTCCCTGATCGAGGATGCTGCTGTGCAGGAGCTGGGTTATGAGCCGCCGGCCGCGGAGTCGGACGACGCCGCGTGAGGGTAGCCTACGGCGTGAAGCCGCCTGACGCGAGGATAATGAGACTGGCCGTCTTCGTTAGCCGCTCTCCGTCAAGCCGGTGATATGATAGGGTGAGTGCATGAGCACTCACCCTATCTTTATGTGAGGAAGCAATGGATTTCCATAATATGATCGACGCAATACAGAATCCTGGTGAGGAGGGGATTCCTGAGGGGATCTATGATGATCTTCGTGGTGCCTACGATTCTCTTCAGGGTAATTTTGATGCGGCGTCAGAGAAGATCAAGAGCTTGACCGACGAGAACACAGGATTTAAGGATCAGATATCCGACCTCAAATCCAAGTCTTATGACCTTATGACGCAGATCGGTCTGAAGAATGATGACAAGGGCAATGATGATTCGTCGGCCAGTGTGAACGGGCCCGATGATGGCAGCATTGATGCGTTCTTCGCCAACAAGGGAGACAAGTAATGTCTAGAAATTTGGGGGGCGTTCGCCCCTTCGACAACGTCGAGATCATGAATCGCATCCGAAACGATGCGTCGTATGATTATCAACGGCGCATTCCGGATGTGACTAAGGCCAACGTCACTGAGACGGTGCGCGGTCTCATGCAGTACACGCCCGCTTGGAACGAATTTACGGACGCGCTAATCAACCGCGTTGGTTCGTATATTACGAGGGATATCTCGTGGAAGAATCCGCTCGCCCCGTTCAAGAGGAATAGTCTTCAGTTCGGCGATACGATCGAGGAAGTTCAGGCAGGTCTCCTGCGCGCCTACAGCTACTCCCCTGACCGGGAGTACGGTGAGAAGGCCATCTTTGGCACGGAGAAGCCCGACGTTGCCAGTCAGTTCCATACGGTGAACAGGCAGGAATTCTACAAGATCACGGTTAACCGCGATCAGCTGCGTCGTGCATTCCTGGATGATTCCGGCCTTCAGACGTACCTGAACCAGATTCTTCAGATGCCTTCTACCAGCGATTCCTGGGACGAGTTCCTTCTTACGATGTCGCTTATCAGGGAGTACCAGGACGGCGGCGGTTTCTGGCACACGAAGGTCCCTGATCTTCAGAGCCTCACTGCCCCGGAGGCGGATGCCAAGGCGCTCATTAAGCGCGTACAGTCGTGCGCCGGCAACCTGAAGTTCATCGACACGAAGTTCAACGCGGGCAAGATGCCTGTGTGGGCGGATCCGAGCGATCTCATTCTTATTACGACGCCTGAAGTCATGGCTAACATCAACGTTGAGGCCTGGGCCGCCGCATTCAACCTCGACCGGGCGCAGATGAGCGCGCAGATCATCCAGGTTCCCTACTCCAGGCTGAACGTCGAGGGGTGCCAGGCGATCCTGACGACGAAGGATTTCTTCGTTATCGCCGACAACCTCCTGGAGAACACGAGCCAACCCAACCCGGTGTCGCTGGGGCAGAACTACTTCTTGCATCACTGGGAGGTTATTAGCGCCTCTTTGTTTGTGCCCGCGGTCATGTTCTGGACTGGCGCCGACGATGAAAAGGTCAACATCGTGATGCCCAAGAATCTCGAACTCAAACCCGATGCGCTCCGACACGCTGACGGGCGTGCCGTGTCTTCGACCGACAAGATGAAGCCCGGCGAGAACGGATACCTCACCTACACGATCGCTGGCACGGACCTGCCGGCGGACGCGGAGATTCCGGTGGACTTCACGATGTCGGGCAACAAGAGTCCGCGCACGCGCGTCTACAATGACGGCGTGTTCGTGATCGCCTCGGACGAGACGGCGACGAGCGTCACTATTTCCGGTCGGATCGTCGGCGGCGGTCAGCTGAAGACGAACGCGGACCCGGCGAAGGCCGGCGGTGCTTTCTCATGGTCGCTGGAGATCGATCCGGCCCCGAAGGTCTGGCCCAAGAAGTGAGCTAAACCACAATATTTGTTCAGGGGAGGGCCCACAAGGCCCTCCCCTGAACTTTGCCGTATTTTCTCCACAGACTAGCGGTATAGTACATATGTTCGATTGCCGTCGCCGTCCACCCTGTGCTATATTGGTTTCGCCTCCGATCAAGGGATGGATCGGGTGTGGGTTGGGAATGCGCCACAGCCCCGGGGAGTTCTTGCCACCGTTCTTCGCCCTGGGGCTGTGGTGTATCATTTTGCTATGAGTGCTATTACCCGCCCACCGAAGGACATCGGTGATTTTGGGCTTAATTTCGATTATTCCATTTGGACACCAAACACTGACGTCTACCTCTGCAATGTGCCGTGGGATGCAACATACCGTGACGTTGTGTGGTGGGATAATTATGACGAATCTTTTGAGGCCATTGTTCACGGTCACAAGAAGCATTCTACATGGACGCAGATTCATGGTCTGACATATTGCGCCCAGGGGCGCCCGATTCGTATTGACGTGCCATTCTCCAAGGCTAACACCTACAACTATCTTATTGCTAGAAACAATGAGGACCCCGTTAATTCTCGGAACACATTCTATTATTTCATCACGTCGGTAGAATACGTAGCCCCCAATACTACTGAAATCACAGTCCAGCTCGATGTCTGGCAGTCCTACATGCACGAGTGGGAAATTACGCGCTGCTACGTTGAACGCTCCCATCTCGGCATCGCCGCCGAAGAGGCATGGACTGACAACGGCCGCCGCTACCTCACTGCGCCTGAAGGCCTGGACACTGGTGCGGAATACATTGTCGGCGACGTTTGGCGGGAGTTCGTCGCAGCGACACCGACCCCCGAGGAGGGCCAGGAGTACGACACGGCGAACTACGACGTCGTCGTAACGAGCACTGTCGATCTGGAAGAGGATTACGGAAGCGCCGACGACCCCAAATTTACGACGGCGAAAGGCAGCATTGCCGAAGGTCTGCCGAACGGGTGCGCGGTTTATGTCATGCCGGTGGACGCTTTCACGACGATGGCCGAGGCATTGTCCTATGCCCCGTGGGTGGCGCAGGGCATTGTGAGCATTACCGCTATCCCCAATGGGGTTATCGACTGGGATAAACTCGAAGGACGGAAGACGAAGCTCCCCGATGTCCCACATGATGGCAAGAGTGCCGTGAACGCCGATGTTTTCGTTGCGAAAAAGGGTTTCGGCGATGCGTTCCAGAACAACAAGACGATTGAGCTCGCCGCGCCGTTTCGGACCGATACACACATTCCGGATCGATACAAGCATCTGTGGAAATTCTATACCGCGCCCTATATGTGGTTCGAGTTGACAACGTTCACGGGGACGCCTCTCATGATTCGCCCAGAGAGTATTGTTGACTGGAAATTCAATGTTACTCAGTGGGCTCACGTTGTGCCGCCGAATCCGAGAATTATGTTCACGGTGAACAACCTGAATGCTTCCTCTTTCGGTGTTACCGACTACTGGAATGGCAGGTCCGAACATTTCGATGTCATGACAGGATTCGCGAATTTTCCGACGTTCACGCTCACAAACAATTCGTATCTCATGTACACCGCGAGCAACGCTCATCAGATCGCCTATCAGCGCCAGAGTGCCGAGTGGGGACAGCAAAAGGCCCTGCGTGGCGCGAGCACTCAGTTCGCTCAGGCGCAGGCGTCCATGCAGCAGGGCACGGACATGACGAACCTCGGTAACGCCTACAATACTCAGATGGCCCAGTACAACGCTAATCAACAGTTCATGCGGTCAGGTGTGAACGCTATTGGTTCCGGCGTCGCGAGCGCACTGGGTGGCAACATTCTGGGGGGCGCCATTAACGCCCTCACCCAGGGCTATAATATGGGCAACGAGTACGGCACCGCCTTGGAGAACAATCGCATGAGGGCCGAACAGGCCAGTGCGATGACGAGTCTGAAGAATTCGTACGGCAAGTATTTTGCGGACTCGAATTTACAGATGGCCAAGTTCGCCGCCAACGGCGATTACGCCAATGCCATTGCTGGCATCAACGCGAAGATACAGGACTCGGATGTGATTGCGCCGACAACGTCTGGCCAGACCGGGGGAGATGCTTTTATGCTGTCGGCAGAAGGATGGCAAATCGTTCTACGGCAGAAACTTATCGATGTCGGCACGATGGTGCGCATCGGGGAGTTCTGGCTCCGGTACGGGTATGCGATGAATGTTTTCAACAGGCCTCCGAAGAATTTTCGGTGCATGGAGAATTTCACATACTGGCAGATGAAAGAGACCTATATTCGTTCTGCGACATGCCCTGAAGGGTTCAAGCAATCGATTCGTGGTATATTTGAGAAAGGCGTTACGGTGTGGCACAAGACTTTCACCATCGGTAGCGCGCTAATCGGAGACAACGAGCCATTGAAGGGGATTCACCTTGACTTCACCTGATGTTAACAAACAAAAAGACTGGGTGGCCAGCAAAATCTACCGCCCTTTCAACGAGGGCCAGGGTGCCGGCTATAAACTGAGTCCGGTTCAGACCCGCGAGACTCAGTTAACCGCGATGTATGAGCGCATCCTCATTGAGATGTGCTCCAATAGGTTCAAATGGATCGGCATGCCCGACACTGTTGACCTGCGCTTCCTGGAGATGACGCTTCTGCGCGACGCCCTCAGTGTCTTCTATTTCGACGAGGAATTCCAGAGATTCATGACCCTTCGGGCCACGGGGCTCGGTGAGGTCAACATGTACGACAACCCGACCGGCTACACTGTCTACGGGAACCAAGTTTTTTCGAGACGACTGTCCGGTAACGAGTGCGTTCCTATTTGGGCGAATCAGACCCGTATTCCGGATTGGGATATTATTAGCATGTACTCTCAGCGTCTTGCTGCACTGGACAGGACCTTGGAAATCAATATGCTCAGTGCCCGGCATCCATTTGTGTTCGCCGTCAATAATAATGAATATAATTCCATGGTACAAGCGTTCAATAAAGTCGTTGAGGGTCAGCCCGTGATCTTCGGCACCGAAGCCTTGAGCGCCGAGTCCATGGCGGAAAAGGTTAGCCTGTTCGATATTGGCTACAAACCAAATCAGATTAAGGACGTCATGGATGCAAAAGTGCGCACGTGGAATGAGACGCTTACGCTTCTGGGAATCATGAATGTTAATAGCGAGAAGCGTGAGCGCATGGTCGTCGAGGAAGCGTCTGGCGCATCGGGCCAAGTGCTCGCCATGCGCGCTGTCGCCCTGAATGAGCGACAGCGGGCGTGTGAGCGCATCAACAAGATGTATGGGCTCGAGGTTATGTGTCAGTGGAATCTGGATGAGATGACGACGGCGGAGAACGCCGCTCTGGGCGCTGTCGCCGGGGGGCTCACCGACCAGAACGGTGAGCTGGGGAGCACTGACCTGGAGGAGATGCACAAGAATGGCTGACTACACGATCGAGCTGCGTGAGGTGATTGCGCGGCAGGGCGTGGAGAATATCGGGTTGGAGTCGTATCCGATTTTCGACGAGCAGTACAGAGACTTCCTGAACCAGAAAATTATTGACCATTACTATTACAACGAAATCGGGCTCGAGAGCGTTGATATGTTCGTACGGCAACTCCGTACAAAAATGAACGAGATCATGCCATACTATAATAAGTGGTATGAAGCTGAAATGGTCACTATTGATCCTCTCCTCACTCAGGACATGCACTCCAAGGGGGACCAGGAGTCCAGCGGACGCAGCGCCGGAAAGCAATCCCAAGGCGCCAAGCAGACAACGAGCACCGTGTCCGCGACAAAGGCGAGTGCGAGAACCGTTCAGTCCGAGACGCCGCAGGTCAGGCTCTCCGGCGAGGGCGACTACGCCACGGCGGCCAACGATAATGTCAGCAATTCCGATGGCACCAATGATGTGCGCGGCGAGACGACTGGAAGCTCGGAGCAGTCGGGTGAGTCGTCGCAGCGCGGAACACAGGAATCGCGGTCGTGGGGCTATACTGGTCACGCACCGCAACTTATTGCGGCGTGGCGAGAGACTTTCACGAATGTCGATATGATGGTGATCGCAGAACTCCAGGAATTGTTCATGAGCGTAAGAAGCAGCAATGACTCTCTTACGGGAAGGAGAGCCACCTATGGGCTCTGGTACTGAGCCGTACAACCCTAATGATATCATTAAGGACGGCGACTACCTTTTAGTTCCGCCTGATTATCGGTTGACGAATACAGTCCCGTTCACATATCGTGACGGGTATACGTATCTGCAAATTCTCGAAGAGCTCCGCAAGTGGGTCAATAATGGTCTACGCGACAATCTCTCCAATAATTTGGAGAATTTGGCCGCCGACTATAACATGCGGGTCACTCGACTCCTCGGCGACGTCCGCAAGGAGCTCGAACAGTACCACGCACTGCCCGAGCAACTGCGTGAGCAGATCGCCGAGTCAGTACGGAAATATGATGAGGAGTTCAAGCTTTTCCAGGAGACGCTGACTCAGTGGACGAAGCGTCAGTTCAAGAATGATAAGATCAAGGTCTTCAATTGGCTGACCGGCGAGACCTGCGAGCTGAGCGAACTTATCTCCGACCTCCATAACCGTTATACGGTGCACGGCCTCCTTGCCGATGATCTGTCCCGTATGGGTTGCACCGCCGGCGACATCGATAGTTGGCCGGTGACTATTTCCGAGTTGGAGACCGAGGGCAAGAACTTTCTCAGTCACTTCGGGACGTGGATGTTCTCGCCCGTTACAGGCAAGTATTGTAGCCCCCAGGACGCTATTCTCAGTATCATGGAGTATGTGTCCACCGGTACGGGTGTTATCTCCCATACCGCCCAGCAAATAGAGTCGCTCACCATGCAAGATCTTCAGAATAGGAGAGTAAACTAATGCCCGCCACCAACAAGACGAACAATTTTCAGTTGCCGCTCTATGTTGCGTCCGATCACTTCAGCGTTCTCGGCGACCTGAACGGCGCCATGAACAAAATCGACGAGAATCTTGGGAGCGCGCTTACTCAGGCGCGCACCGCATCCCGTGACGCCACATCAGCCCTCACTGCCGCTAACGACGCCGCGGAGAATACACACACCGCCAAAGAGTCGGCACAGTCGGCGCTCGCCGTCGCCTCCAACGCCAAGGGTGAGAGTAGTCGAGCCCTGGAGAAAGCTACTAGCGCAGCCAACGTGGCGGACACCACCGCGGCGGCGGCCCGTGAGGCTTCCACCAACGCTGCGAATGCACTCGCGCAGGCAACCGACGCGACGGGTAAGGCGAACGCGGCCGCCCAGCAGGCGAACGGTGCGTCGGCGTCGGCGTCCAGTGCTCTGGAGACAGTGCAGTCGCTGTCCAGCCAGATCAACGAAGCCAAGGCCGCCGGTGATTCGGCTAAAACAGTGCGCACTCGGTACAAGAAGCTGAAGTCGGGTACCGGGGAGCGGACGGTTAGAGGATCTCAGGAGCAGAACACTGTCGTATTCAGTGGATCGATTCATTTGGATCCGAATGACGTGATTCAGTGTCACGCGCAGATCCATCACAACAGCCGTGCTGTGCACGATCTTCACTGGGGTATTAAGTGCCAGGGCCCCAGTGGCGTCGCCGAGTACCGGTTCAACGCTGCGGTCCCGGGTGCTTTCAACGGGGCGTATATTTACTCCACCGTGGATGGGTTCTTCCATGCTGATGAGGGTGGCGGCGATTATGTGTTCTCGCTATGCTTCCTTGGTCCGAATGACAAAGATACCAGAGTTTTCTTGGACAACACGTTCCTCGAGCTGCACTGAGATAACATAATATAGCGCCCCGCAGAAAGTTCTGCGGGGCGCTATACTCTGTCTATGGCATTCGACGACACACATAAGGCGTGCATTATCGCCGTACTCGCCACTGTAGAAGCGAGCAATGACTACGGTATCATCTCTGCCCCGGACACGTTGTCTCTGGGGATCGGGCAGTGGACGCAGGGGCGCGCCTATGACCTGTTGATGCGCTTTCCCGCGGGTACCGATTTCGGTGGGACAGTGAATGGGTGGCTCGCCGAAGGGCGAGATTCGTGGACGATCGGGTCTCGTCAGTATGCGTATCTGGGGAGCGGTGACCGGGCGGCGTTGTCGGGGGCGTTGGATTCTGAGACGGGTCATAAAATTCAGAACAGTCAAATGCTGGATGATTTGAACAATGACTACATCCCTAGGTGCCAAGAACTCGGCCTGGATACTGAAAACGAAACAGAAGCGGCAATGCTGCTTATTGTCGTCATGCATCGGTGGGGAAATTACGCAAAAATCTTGAAGCGGCTGGTCAATGCGTGCCCACACCCTGCAAGCCTTGACGACATGGCAGCTGCTATCAAGTACGAGGGGGAGTGGTATGCGGTTGGACAAAGATATGAAATCGCCTATGATATGATCTCCCGTCTGGAGACGAACGGAATCACATTGAACCCGGGTGACTCGCAGGATCATTCGGGAAATGCTGCGGCGGACAAGGCAGCTGATGCGAAGAAAATAAAAAGTGTCACGGACATGGGGGATGGCACCCTTAGAGTCAAGTGCAATGACGGATCATTCGCTCGATGCTATAGTGTTGGCACTGGCTATTGGAAAGCTTCTGCTAAAGGACAGGATAAAGCCGGTGAGTCGGCGCAGAATAATGGGGCTGCACCGGGTGGTCCGGTGGGTGAAGGCATCAAGGCGATGACTAAATTGGCATGGGATTCGATCGGAAAGTTCGAATATCATCAATGGTATAATGCGAGGCTTCACCCGGATCAGACTGGTGTCACGGATTGCTCAGGTTTCTGTTGGTGGCTGTATATGACGTGTTGCAATATTGATATCGGCCCTGGTGGGACTGCGGAAATTTATGGTAGCAGTACCGGCTGGGTCGTTGCTTCCGGATCGGGGTCATTCGACGCTGCCGATCAAGTTCGGGAGGGTGATCTGGTTGTGTGCCGGTGGTACTCTGGAGGAGGTCATATCGAGTATTGTACTGGGGGCGATGGCGGTTGGGAGAGTATTGGGGCTCGGGGTCCGGATGGTCACCCTGAGCCGAACAGCGGGTCGTTGAGTATGTTTGCCGGGTGTAGTTGGGAGCTGAGACGGTATGTCTAAGAAGAAAAAATTCTCGTATTACTCGCTCGACAGGATTATGTCGTACAATGCCGTTATCAATATGGTGATGGGTGCTCGTGGCTTGGGCAAAACGTATGGCGCGAAAAAGATGGTTATCCGAAATGCGATCGAGAAGGGGAAGCAATTCATCTACCTGCGCCGCTACAAGCCTGAACTCAAGGGATGTAGGACGTTTTTCGCGGACATCGCACACGAGTTCCCCGACTACGAATTCAGAGTGCGGGGCAACGAAGCGCAATACCGGGGGCCCATGCCCGAGGAGGACGATCCGTGGCTAACTGCAGGTTTTTTCCAGGCGTTGAGCGTGTCCGCAAGCACCAAATCCGTTGCATTCCCGGACGTAACGACAATCGTCTTCGACGAATTCATTATTGAAACGGGAACACACCATTACCTCAGCAATGAGGTGCGAACATTTTTGGATTTCTACAGTACTGTGGACAGGTATGACGATCGTGTGCGCGTTCTTATGCTGAGTAACGCAATCTCCATCATGAATCCGTACTTCATCGAGTGGAAAATCTCACCGTGCGAAAAAATAAAGCGGTTCGGTGACGGTTTTGTTGCGATTGAATTTGTTGACTCTGAGCGTTTCGGTCGTGAAGTGCGGAATACGAGGTTCGGCAAGTTCATCTCCAAATACAACAGTGAATACGCGGACTATTCTATTGAAAACGAGTTCAAGGATGACACACCCTGGCTTGTCATGGGGAAAACAGGTACTGCCCAATACATGTGCATTTATCGCACAAAATACGGGAGTTTTTCCGTGTGGAGAGACGGTATGCGCGTCTTCTGCCAGAAAAAATTGCCGAAAGGAAACCAGCTGAGGTTCTCCATGTGCCACGACTTGCGACCCGGTGAAGTTTTCGTCACTCATCGAGACCGTGCACCACAGACTTTGAAGCGAATATATCGGCAGGGGAGATGTTTTTTCGACGGTCCGGAAACGCGAGAAATGTTCGCAGAATTGTTCATGAAATGAATCACAGTATTATCATAGATGTTAACATGCTCATCGGAATGCTCCCCACGCTCGGTGTGCTCGCCACGTTCGCGGCCTGGACGCGCAGGCAGTTGTCCAAGATGGACGACTTGCTGGATGATTGGAGGGGGACCGACGCCAGGCCCGGCGTGCCGCGCCGGCCAGGGGTCATGGAACGCCTCGAAAAGATCGAAACCGATGTAAAAGAAATCAAGGAGATGAAATGAGTATTAAAACTCGCAAATATATTTACAGGGTTATGATGGCGCTCGGCGTTCTCCTGACAGGCATCGGTATCGTCAAGCAGGAGATCATCGCCGCCGCTATGCCGCTCATCACCGCAGTGCTAGCCCTGGCTGACGCCAACGTCCCCGACGAGGAGGCGGGCAATGACGACGCCCGGTGACGTCGCCCGCGCTGTCGCTGACAACGACGCGATCGGATACTCTCAGCCTGAGCGCTTGAGCGTCTGGGAGGATTCGCCGTGGGGAGGGACGCCTCGGAACGTTGATTGCAGTGAGCTGATCTCCTACGCGTTCGACTACTGCGGTATTTCCGCATTCCCGCAGTCCACATGGACTGGCAGCGTCGTGTACTGGGCGCGGCAGTATGGCGGGTTTGAGATTTTCGACTACAGCGCCGATTATGATTACCAGGATAGCGATATCCTACTGACCGACGGTCATGTTGCGATCGTTTCTGGTGATGACATTTGTGAGGCGTGGATTGCCGAGACGGGCGATATTTATGGCGAGCGCGGTGATCAGACCGGCCAGGAGGTTCGTGTCATCGGCTTCTACGATCACCCGTATTTACACAAGTGGGATACAGTTCTTCGTTACAACATTATTTCAGGAGATGATTTTGATATGACCTCTGAAGACCGCGAGATCTTCATCGATATCCGCGACCGGCTCCGCGAGATCAGCGACCAGACCGGCACCGGCATCGAGGGTAGGCGCTACGATGGGCCCATCGTGTCGAGGCTCAAGAACATCGAGGCGAACACCTATGCCATCTGGGATCTCTTGGCTCCGGGCCGGGAGGGTAAGCGCGCCGCCGGGAGCGTATTCCAGGCGCTGTGGAACATTGGTAGGGCGCTCACTAATAAGTGAGCAAAGTCACCCCTCCTGGCTATTGCGCTGGGAGGGGTGACGCGTATACGATAGACTCATCAAAGATGATATAATGGGGGAGAGTAGTATATAATGGCACGCGGTTGGATTCATGGGCGTCTTAGTGATGGCGCCGGTAGGGCTGCGAAAGGTCGCATCACGATCACCCCGGACCCGCGAATCGTCGTCGACGATGGGGGCAGTGTCATACAACCCGTCATCCAGGACGTCAAGGGCGAGTTCGATGTGCCCGTCGTGGTGCCGGGGGAGGACACGAATCCGAAGCATTGGACGAGCCATGTTGTGCTGACGCGCGAGAGCCCGCTCGTAACCGTCATGGACTGCCACGATATCCTCGTCGCCGGTGAGAACAGGCTCTCCGATCTGGTCAACAGGACGCCCGTCGCGCCCACGCACATGACCACCATCGAAGGTGAAATGCGCACGGTGCGGGCCGAGGTCACCAAGCTCTGGTCAGCCGTTCAGGCCGGTCGAGTCAAGGGGCCCAAGGGTGACAAAGGGGATAAGGGCGACCCGGGGCCGGCGAGCACCGTACCCGGGCCGCCCGGCGAGACCGGACCGCGGGGCAGGAAGGGAGACCGTGGCGACGTCGGGCTGCGCGGCGTGCCCGGACCGCAGGGCCCCAGGGGTGAGAGGGGTGAGCAGGGGCCGCGCGGGCCGCAGGGCGCCAAGGGCATCGATGGTGCTGTCGGGCAGGACGGGCCGCGGGGGTTGGCTGGGCCCCAGGGCCCGCAGGGTGTGCCGGGGCCGGCGGGTCCGGCGGGGCCGGTGGGGCCGAAGGGCGAGGACGGGAAGCCGGATTCTGGCATGCTGCCGTGGCCGGTTGGGTGGCGTGCGAGCGACGCGGAAATCAAGGACAAGAAGGGCTTGTTTAAGAAGTACAATGGGAAGGACTTGTATGCGACGCAGTTCTTGAGGTCCCCGGACTTGGACCCGCGCAAAATCGTGTTCCCCAAAAATGTTGTGTATAACGTCGTCGTGACGATGAACGTCAAGAACAAGTGCAATATTGCCATGCAGGTCAAATATTGGGATTATGTGAACAACAAATGGGCCACGCCGGCGACGGGCGATAAATGGTATCAGCGCAACGGGCTGGATACGGGGGTCATTCAGAGGAATTTTCCGTGGAAAGTCGAGAACATCGCCAACGCGTTGGTCTGCTTTGACATCTACGGCAATCAGGACGTCGAGATTCTCGATGTGAGAGTGTCCCCGTCGGGGGAGGACAGGAGCATCCAGGATCGTCTGTGGACGCAGGACGAGAAGATCAATGCGCTGAGTAACGAGTTGGATAGGCAGAAAGGTGCGACGACGGCGAACGCGGATAGCATTCAGAGTGTTCAATCGCAGGTAAGTGCACTCAATGAGCGCATGGTTGTAACGTCCCATTTCGCATATTATTGGGACAACTTGAAGGCGGCGAATCCGAATGAGACGTTCTTCGTCAGGAGTGAGGCCGGTTTGTATGTGCAGAACATTCATCAATCGCCGAACCGTGAAGTGATAGTGGTCACGCCGCGCTGGGAGGCGGCCGTCTGCGAATGGATGACCGCATGGGTGTGGCTGTGGACGAAGAACAGGTTTCTGAGTGTGGAGTGGTGCATTGAGGGCTCCAGTTCAGCAGACGGTGCGGGGAGTAAGCGTACGAACACGCGACTTCAACAGTTCAGTCCGAAAGAGTTGTGGCAGCCCATGTGTTCGAAATGGGCAGGTACTGAGCTGTTGGGGGATGTGCGGTACCTGCGCATGTGGATGAAGTTCAAGGCCAATGAGTGGGACGGGACCGATAAGTGTTGGATGCGACAGCTGACGATGGGCAGTGAACAGAGCGTGACCTGTTAACGCGTGTGATTTAGGCCTGAGAAAACCGCCCCGGGGGTTGATACCACCGGGGCGGTTCTATGCGGCCTGTCACGCAGAGGCGTATTTCCTCATGGCCGCGTGACAAGTGTCGCGGATGACCTCAGCCGGGACCGACCACACGTGACAATCGTGGCCGACCATCCAGGCCAAGGACTGGTCGTCCTCATTGACGTCAAAGTCATACCCCATGGCGATGAGCGAATCGAGAAGGGCGCCCACAGCCCTGCGGTCACCATGGCAGCGAGTGATGGCGGTGTATTCGATGACGTCGAGATGGGCGACGGCCTCATCGGTGCGGATGGTCCACCGGGTGGTTGGCACCCAGTGAAGGGCGCTGCCGGCGACGTCGATGTCGGTGACGAGGGCGGTCTTGGTGATGGTGTTCATGGTTGGGCTCCTTTCGATCAGGTTGGATAAACGCTATTGAGTTGTTAATCCAATAATGCGTCAGCTTGAAGATGTCTTCAAGTGAGCAAACGATTAACTTCGAGTGATGCGCGCCACAAACCGAGGTGTGCCTGCTGCCAAATAGAAGCACTTCCAATAAGTAAACAAGCCGTTCTATGTGACAGGTTTTGATTGGAAACCCAACCATAAGGGATGCCCATCATCCACTCTGCCACTCTTTCCTTCTTCTTTATAAAATCATTGCTACCAGGCGCTTCATAACCCATAATGACGGACCAATGAGAAAAAGCATCACTTGGCTCATCGCCATGTCTTGATAGCCATGTCTGAAAATTAGATTTCGTGCGCTGGTTATCAGTGAGCGGTGACCTATTAATAGTTGGAGTAGGTGAAGGAATCAGTGCGTATGGGTTTCGCTTATAAAACGGTTGTTTCACATTAATAGGTTCCAAGCAACCCAACAAATAGGTACGCCTACGCCTATGAGGTGCACCCACATCACACGCATTCACCGTTGCCAGAGCGCACACGTAACCCCATTGCGACAAGCGTGCACGCACGCGATCCCACGGAGCATGCACAGTGCACTCGTAGAACACAAAACGAGGCATCACCTGCCGCACCCTGCGCAACGAACCCAACCACTCCAGACTGAGCCCCCTAATCGCCCCAGAACAACGGCACTTATACAAGAGGGTCGGAGGCGCGCCAATGATGATGTCAGCACCATCATAATGGCGTGCCCTGAACACATCCGAATCAGTAATGCGGAACCTGTGCGAACAAACAAATAAAGCAGCCCTCTCTTTCTCGAATGCACGCAACCTCAGAACA